TAATCAACGAACAAAACAAAATGTTGAAGAAATAAAAAAAGACCCAGTTGCTTATAAAACATTACAAGAAAAAAGACGAGAATATTACTTGAAGTTTAAACAAAAAAATTACTATAGCGAATACAAAAAAGAAAAATACTTTATGGATAAGTTTGGTGATGTTATGTCAAAGTTCTTGACATCATTACAACAATTCTAAAATCTAAATATAATATCAAAATTAAAATATTTCATTAGAAATATTTTTTTTATTCTATTATAATATAATGCCACCAAAGAAAATACCAAAGAAATATACTGCTGGTTTAGTGGGAAAAGAAAAACAAGAACAAATTAAAAGTATTCGTGAAGGTAAACCACGACCTAAAACTTCTGCTAAATCTAAACAATCACCAGCAACAACCGCATTTAAAAAAAATATGGAGATATTACAAAATTATCTGATATTGCACGAGCAACTGGAATACCGTTAAATGCTTTAAAAGAAGTGAGACGAAAAGGAATGGGTGCTTATTATAGTTCTGGTTCAAGACCTAATCAAACTGCTAGTAGTTGGGGGACGGCGAGAATGTATAGTTTTATAACAGGAAAAGGTGGAGCAAGGAAATCAGATAAGGAAATTATACAAAAATATAAAATTAAATTTAAATAATATAAAATATTATATATCTATTATATATAATGGATAAAAAATTAATACCAAGCGTTATTCCAAAAGTTTTACCAGTTGTAGAACCAGAAAATATAAAACCGAAGTATTGTCATCCACATTTGCCACAAGTAGGATGTGGAGTTCCAGGACAAGGAGCATTACTATTACTACTCTCGCCAATTCGCACGGGCAAGTCGACACTGATAAGTAACCTATTACTAAACAATAACTTCTTCGGTCAAGATTTTTTTCAAGACGTTCAAATTATAAGCAATACGATAAAAAATGATGTCACTTCTAGATTTTTAAATCGTGCTTTTAATGTATATGATTTTTATGATGATAGTATTATTGATGGTCTAGTTGAAAGACAAAAAAGTTTTGAAAAAAAAGACCAACCAGAAACAGCATTAATTTTAGATGATTGTTTAGGTTCAGTAAAAAGAGAAAGTAGGATTAACCATTTATGTAGTCGTTATCGTCATTTCAATATAAAATTATTAATAATAAGTTCTCAAAAGTTTCGTGGTTCTTGTTCTCCTATATTACGAGCAAATGCTACAAATATTATAATCGGGTCCCCATTTAGTAATCAAAAAGAATTAGAAGCAATCGCAGAAGAATATGGAGACCTATTTGGAGGTCAAGAGCAATTCCTAAAATATTATCATATAGCAACACCTAATAAATACGACTTTTGTCATTTAGATTTACAATCATCACCGCCCTTAATGTATAGTAATTTTGAAAAAGTCGTATTGACTGGTGGTCTGAAAAGCGATATACAAGAAAGTGTAGAGAAATCTGATTAATCAAATATTAAACTATATATTAATTTAGGAGGTATTCTATATCTCATATCTCTATTTGTTCCACCACCAAAATCACTAACATTTTTTTTATGTTTTCGTAATTTATTATCAGCATTACCAAGATTTATTTTATGGATTTTATGATTATTTACTTCAATCATATTTCCACAATTACCTATACATTTTAAAGGTATAAAATCTTTTCTATTCGTCCATACTCTCGTTGTTTTTTTATAACCCCAATCACAATACATACAATAATCTACATCATAAAATATTTTTTTATCTTTCATTATATCTCGTTCTTTTAATCTGCCCGTTGCTGGATTTTCAACAAACCAATAATGTGGATTAAAATAATTTATTATTTCAAAAGTTTTCAATACAATTTCATCTGCTTCATCCATATCTCGTTGTAATTGTTCTGGTGAATAAATAGTTCCATCTTTTAATTTTCTACCAAACCAACAATTTTTTAATCTACTATAATTCGTGCACGGAGGAGAACCCCATACAATTTGAAAATAATCTCGTGGATATTGTTTATAATCAAAATCCATTATATTACATAAATGTGTTGGTTTATATTTTTTTTCAATATCTACACTTACAACATTATGTCCTTGTTCTTCACAAACTTTTCCAACTGAACCAGTTCCTTTGAATAGTTCTAATACATTCATTATATTATAACAAATATTTTAATTTTAATCATATAAATATTTTATATTTTAAATAATATAATAATGGAACAAGGCAATCAATTACTAGAAAATGCTGTTGATTCTAATGACAGAATTAGAATGGAAAACAAAGCGAACTTTGAAGCGTGGGAAAGTAAAAAAAAACAAGACACAGAAATACAACAAGCAGATGAATGGTATCACGGGGTAACTGATGCTATTGGAACTGGAAAACTATTAGGTAGTATTTCATCTCAAATTTCAAGAGCAAGAACATTAAATACTGGTGTATCTGGTTTAGTTGCTGGTGATGTTAGAAGTTTAGGACAATCAATAAAACAAACAGTTACTCAACCTTTTGTTTCAAAAAAACCTACTTTTCAAGGTGTTGAAGTAAGTGGAACGGAAATGACTGGTGATTTACCGTCTATTGGAGAAGAAACTACTGATATAGCAAAAACAGGTGAAGAAGGTGAAGGTATTACAACAAAATTAGTAGGAAAAATAACTGGAACGGAAGGAGCATTATCAAGTGGAATGTCAAAAGTATTAGGAAATATTGGTGGTGGAATAGATGTAATAAAAGATTTTGAAGGAGTTTCACGAGGTCAAGATTTTTTTTCTGGTGGAAAATCGGATGCTACGACTGGTGATAAAATAGCAAATGCTTTAACAGTTGGAGGTTCAGTATTAGATATGGCGAGTATGGCATTACCTTTTTTAGAACCGGTTGCTGGTTTAGTAAATGTTGCTGGAGCAATAGATTCAACAGTTCAAGGAATATCAGACCAAGTAAAACAAGAAAATACAGATAAAGGAAATTATACTAAAAATATACAATCAAAACTCGTGCCGCCTTCTCTCTCTGGAACAGGGTTTTTAGCATCAGTTCAAACAGATAGTCACCGCCTTATTGGTGGTTCAAATACATTTTAAAATTAAATAATCATAAAATTTAATCCATAATATAATTTGTTTATTTTCATTAGATATCCTAAATCTATTACCAAAATGTTTTTTTTCGTAAATCCACCTTTTTTTATCTTCTCTATAACGAATATTTACAATACCAGAAGTATTATTAGATTGTTTAGACCTATAAGCATTCAAATTTTCTATTGGAGTGCACCATTCTAAATTACTGATATTGTTATTCAATTTATTTCCGTCAATATGATTGATAAAAGGTTTATTTTGTGGATTAGGAATATAATATATAGCAATTAATCTGTGAATACTAAATTTTTTATCTTTACTATTTTTCCATAAATTTACATACAAATATCCACTATTATTCATACTTGGTTTAAGATATCTTTTGTATTTTTGATTATATACTTTTCCATCTGGATATATCAAATAATTTGGATAATCAACGACTTCCATCTTTCATTATATTTTAATTTTATAATAATTCAAATTTAATATTATTTATAATATATATAATGCCAAGAACGAAAGACGGAAAACCAGTATTATATAAACCTTTTAAAAATACTACATCATCAAGATATAAATATTTTGTTTATGTTCGTAATACAAAAACGGGTGGTGTAAAAAAAATAGGATTTGGTTATAAAGGTATGGATGATTGGAGGAGTGGAACTGCAACAAAAGAACAAAGAAAATCATATAGAGCAAGAGCATCTGGAATTAGAAATAAACAAGGTGAATTAACTTACAAAAATAAAAATACTGCTAATTATTGGAGTTATCATTATCTTTGGTAAATTTTTTAAAATTTTTATATTTTTAAAATTTTTATATTTGTTATAATATAAAATGTCTACAATTCAAGATGATGCGTTCTGGTCTAGTTCTCAAAAATTACCTATTTCTCAAAAATCCGTTGCTATCCCTTCCAGTAATGGATTGGAATATAGTGGAGGACAAAGGGTCGTTATTGAAATCCCAAGCACTATTGAGTTTATCCAACCTAAAGAGTCATATTTACAATTTGAAGTTCAATTAAAACTTCCCGCTGGTGTGGAATATCCTACATATCTACAATTGGATGATAGGATTGGAACGCAAAATTTATTGCGTGAAGTTAGGATTTATTCTGGTGGAGCATCAAAAATTTTACTTGAAGAATATGTAGATTATGATGTTTTGACTAATCTAAAATATTCATACGAGACGAATGATGTATTAAAGGCAAAAAGGGCGATTTCTGAATCCAGTTCATTTCATTCAGTCGCTACACGCGGAACGTGTGGAACTACTGAAACTGACAGCAATAATGTAATTGACAATCCTTATTTCAGAAATGTATCTAGTGATGGTGCTGGTGAAGATTTATCTAGTGATGATTTCAATAAAGTTAAAGTTAATCTCAATCTCAATACAGGACTATTTTCGTCACAGAAAGTTCTACCAACTCTATTGACTGACGGATTGGTTATAGATATAATTTTACAAGACGGAAATAAAGTTTATCGTAGATTAGATACAGCAAGGCGTCTATCTAAATATATGAATAAACCAATCTTTCATTCTATTGATGGAAATAAAGGAGCACCCGCTCCGATTGCTGAAAATACTGCTGTAACTGAAATATTCATTACTAATGATAATAATCTTATAGACGCAGACCATCTACCTTTTTGTATAGGAGAAAGAGTGTCGTTTTCTGCTATTGATAGTGCGGGGACTGCTGATTTAGATACTTTGGTTGTAGATGAAACAGACCCTTTTGTTATTGATAATATTGAATTAGATGGAGCAAGTTCATTAATTAAATTGACATTCAAAGGAGCAGGCGGAAAAACTCCCGTTGGAACTGGTGATGTGACTGGTGGTGATTTTATTTTATTCAGTAGTTCAGTTGGAACGGATTATGTTAATATGGATTACACTATTTCTAATGTTAATATGATGGTTCAACAATTAGAAATGCCCGCTGGTTATAAATCTAAAATGATGAGTATGATGAAAGAAGGAGGTAGTATGAATTATGATTTTGGAAGTTTTACTAATTACAAATATTCTCAATTGGCGAGTGATGTTGTTGCTAATATTCGTTTGCCTTTAAATATGTCTCGTGCGAAATCAATACTGTGCTGTCCGACAGATGCTACTAACTATTCACCACAAGAACGACTTGATGGTGGAACGACTGGTGGTTCAAGAACATATATTACATTTGAAGAAGCAGTAGCAGATTCTACAAATGATAAAATAAATACAAGTGATAAATCATCCCTAGATGGATGTGTAGATTTTCTATCAAATTATCAATTTTTTTATAATGGAAAATTAAATCCAAGCAGACGCGTTGACTGTAGCAAAACCAGTTCGCAAGTGTCGGTTTCACAGATACATTTGATAGAATTAGAAAAAGCATTAAGTATGGCAAATATTACTCCTTTATCATTCAGACCTTTCAATACTAACTTTGTAATTGGTAAATGTCTCAGTCTTCATAACGGTTTCTACGACACTAGAGGGAAGGATTTCAATTTACAGGTTGAATATTCTGAAAGCACGGCACCTACTAAAAATAAATTGTGGATGAACTTTGTATATCATATTAGGAGAATAGAGTTTCGTGGAGACGGAATTAGTTTGCAAGTTTAAATATAAAAATATTTATAATTTAGAAAAAATACTGATATATTTGTATTATAATATTTTTTTTAGTTTTTTTTTATTTTTTTTATTATATTAAATATATTATAAAAATGAGTAATCAATATTTAGAAATCGTGCCTTCTAATGTCACAAGTGACGGAACTCTTTCATTTAAAAACGGTCAACCCGTTATACAATTTATTATTGGAGAACAAGACAGATATTTGCTCGGTCAATCTATTAGATTAACTGGTAATTTTTCTGTTTTTAGTGATGATGATACACTTGGTTCAGCAAACGCACAATTGAGTATGGATGGTAGAACATCTCTATACTCTACAATAGACCAACTTGTCATTAAAAGTCAAGCAACAAATCAAACTATAGAACATATTAGAAATTACAATAGATTTATGGCAAGTTATTTATCAGTTACAAATGATTTAGGTGATGGTATGTCTCACAAAAATCAAGATGATTTACAGGTATTAAATACTACTGCTATTAAATCTGCGATTGTTGATAATCCAGTTAATCGTTCTAGTGCTGGTTCAAACACGTTCGCACTCACGCTACCGTGCGGACTTTTTAATGGTTCTCCTACACCAATACCACTTGCTCGTGGATGGGGTCTTGGGGGGATAATCGTGGAAATTCACTTAAGTAGTGATTCTGCTTGTTTGTTTGCTGAAGACGGTGCAACTGATATCAGTAATGCTTTCTATCAATATAAAAATGTAAATCTCTGTTGTGAAGTTCAACGACCAACACCACAAGAATTATCTAAACTTCAAAGTTCGGGAGGTGGAAATACTTTTGTATATAATACTATTAGTAGTTATTATACGACCATCAATAATTCAAATGCCATCATCAATTTCTCACTAGGGTTGTCAAAGGTTATGAGTGTGTTTGCTAATTTCATTACTGCTTCTAGTATTAACTCTCGTCAGCATAATGGAATGACAACTTCATATCCACGAAACTCAACAAACGAGACTGCCTTTTTCAAGCAATTAGTTATAACTCGTGCAGGCGAACGCCTACCATTAGAGTATAATATTGATACAGTCCAACAAACAGACCCTACCGCAAGACAACCAGACGCTCAAATTATTCGCAATTATGTTAATTCAATCCATTCATTTACTAAAAATCGTAGAAATACACTTGTTCCAGAAAATCTTGTTGTTTCCAATAATCTAAATGCTCTTGATAAAGTTGCTATTAATGGTGGAATGACCGTAGGTGTTGGTGTCTCGTTTGATATGATTTCTAATGTAGGATTAGATTTTAGAAATACTAATTTTGGGATAAATTTAGACCTTGACCTTGTCACAGATAATCCGCAAGCAGTATATCTTTTCGTTCATCATCAAAATACTTTGGTATTTAATCAAAACGGAATTCAAATATTAAATTAGAGAGATTAAAGTGTTTTTTAAATTTTTTTTATTTTATTAATTATATTTAATTATAATATAATAATGGATGCGATACAAGAACCAAGTGTAACTACTTCTGAAAAACCAAAGCAAATGGCAGATAAAGGACAAGTGCCAGACCTTTTAAAAATAGGTCCAGAAAGTTTAAACTCTGAAATGGAGGTCCTATCTGATATTTTGGACCCAGTCGTTTTCAATCAACATTTTTGTAGATTTAGATTACAAAATAAAGGTATTCTTCATTCTAATTCAAAAATTACATTTTCCGTAGATGTGGCAGCACACGACGACGGCGTTAGTGCCTTTGCACTTGGCGTGGGCGTTATGGGACTGATAGATAGGTGTGTCTTGAAAATTGGTGGAAATACCGTTTCAGAATGTTCTGATTTCGGTCATTTTTCTAGTTATCAATCTACATTTATTAATCCACAACATAATAAACAAAGGGAATATGTAACTACTGGACGTCAAATGTGTCGTAAATGGGAATATGATGATGGAGCATTAGCAGGTGGGACAGCGGGTTCTGGAGCAACTGTGAGTGATACATCTGCTCCTAAATATACATTAGATTTTGGTAATGAAATTAACAGATTAAATAAAGTTGTTGGTGCAAGACAAAATGATATGCCACGAGAAGTTCAATTTGAAAAGGGAGGCGGTGATAGTAAAAATGGAACTAAAACATCACCAGTTTTCCAAATATCTTTGAATGATTTATTTAGATTTATGAAAATGAACCAACTTGCTTTATATTTATTTAAATAGGATATAGATATAGAGTTGTATTTTTCGGATAGTCATATCAGAGGAATTACTTTGGCAAATCATAATGCTAATTTCCATATAAATCGTGATGATGTTAAACTGGTCGCGGACTATATTTTCTTCCCACAGGAATTAATGACACAATACGCAGAGGCAAATAGAAATATGAGTTTCACTTATGTTGATTATAGATTGAGTAAATCCACTATTGTTGCTGATGGTGTAAATCCAAATAAAATTATTCAAAATATTGGAGGGTCGGGTCGCGTCGTTAATAAAGTGATGTATATGTTAAGTTTGAATAGAGGTGCTGCTGATAATCCAGAACGAACATTATTTAATGTATATACTTCAAGGGGCGGTGATGTTGATAGAACAAACGGAAATGTTCCTTCAAGGAATATGGGTGTTCTTTCACACAATTTAAGATATAATGATGAATATTTGTATCCTATTGATATCACTAATCGTTCGCGTTTGTTTAGTAATTTGGCACAAAGTCACGGTAGCAATCCGTTTATTAGTAAAGATGAGTATTCAGGAGAGCAAGATTTAATTAGTGCTGAACTAGTATTTGGTCGTTCACTTTCTCCACTCGCATCTACACACTTTACTTATGTTGAAGATAGATTGAATAGAAATCAGCGTGTAAATAGTAGAGGGATTGAGATTTATCGCACCTTTGACAGTTTACCAGCGGGAACATATACACTCCGAGTATATTTGGAATTGGTTAAGATGGCGGTATTAAAAGATGGTATTTTGACATCTACTTTTGCATAATTAATTTTTTATATTTTAAGAATATTTTTTAATATATTTATATTATATATATAAATATGTCTGGTTTCGTAGATACATATATATTAGAAGCAAATAGAAATAGAAGTTTGAGTTTGAATACAAACCGTAAAAACTCTGAATGGGTAAATGAAATAAGTGATGGATTACGATTAGATATTGGTGATGAAATATCCGTTCATTCTGCTTATATATCTGATTTAGGTGCTGAAGATAGCACAATTGAGTTTAAAGGTGTTGTTATACAAGACGAACAACAATTTGTCATAACAGAAAAAACAGATACATATTTAGAACCAAAAGATTTTGTGAGTATTGCTAATTCTGATTTAGAACCGAGATTTTGGAATAGGAAACCGAGAAGTAGTAAAAATGAAACTATTACTAAAACTATAAAAAATATCCGCGATAATGAAGCGAATATAGTTATCAATTATTATAAAACTGGTAATGGAGAATATTTACAAAGTTTACCATTTTATTTTACACCAGGTTTAGGCAATAATGCTGATATTAATCCGAATGCGTGGAAATTAGTTAGAACAAATAAAACGACTGCGGAATGTGTAGGTCAGCAACCAGTCGGAAGTGGTTTAGCAGTTTTTCCAGATAGTTCAAAACTTTTAATTAATGATTATGCTATTCAATCAAATCCAGCAGCACCAACAGACCCTATTACAAGAAGTAGTGGTATATTAATTCAAGATGGAGCAAGATATATGATTTTTGCAAAACCTTTTGTTTCTTATAATTATGTCAAACAAGATATAGTTGAAGAAGTAGTTGATGATGTGACATATCAAATAGATAAAAGTGGTCCAGTATACAGAGATTTATTTGGATATACTGGAAAATATGAAAGAGTTAGAGATTTATTACAAATGAAAATACCAATTGGTTTTAATAGTCCAAGTGAAGTCAGTAGTGTAATAACAGATGAATTACAAAAACAAAGTAAATTAACTCCACAACAATACAATTATATTTCTGGTAATAAAATTGGGAGATGGGAAATAAAAAATGGATTAGGAAATACTGGTGTCAGTTTTAATGAAACATCTACTAATCGTTTATTTAATAGTGGAACTTATAATGATACTAATAATGAATCAGCACAATCCTTTTATAATTATAATTTTGAAGAAAGTGCAGAAGTTTTATTATATAGTGAACCAGATAAAATACGTAATTATATGAGTGCTTTTCAGTATATAGGTATCAAGCGACCTACGGTATATGAAGAAGGATTAAAATTAAAAGATAAAATTAATGATGAAATGACTGAAGATAAATATCCACAATTACCAAGACAAAATGTAGGAGATGTAGATACTGAATATTGGTATTTGAAAACACCCGCAGGTAGTTTAACAAATCAAACATTAGTGACACTTTATCCTAATGGAGATACTTTCAGATATCCAAATATAATGGCAAGTCCAAGTGTAAAAGATGATTATTATATGAGAGATAATTTAAATCCATTATTTACAAATTTCCTTGTAGAAAATCCATTTTTAAATTGGAGTGAAACAATACCAGCAACTCCACAGAATATTACAACATATACTAATAGTGGAAATAGTCCAGTCGGAGCAGTTCAATTAAGAATACCTATTGACCCACTACTACCTATATTTACTGATTATGATTTAACGATAGATGATTTAACCATAACTGTTCCATCTGCTTTTCAACATTTAACTCCATTAGTTTCTAAAATAATCAAAATAGATAGAGTAGATGGAGATAATACGATAAATGAAGGAGGTGAGTATATGTTAATGACTATTGATGGTGTTGTGTCTATAGAAATACCAGATACTACACCAGTTACTATACAACGATTTGTGAATGGTAATTATCAACCAAATCCGTATGTTGTAATAAATACTGGGATGGAATGGACGTTGGATAATTTAAAACAATTAAGAAAATTATTCAAAGAACAAAAGAGACATCCAGAACTATTTGATTTACAAAGTGGAACAACAAGTCAATTTAGAACTAATTATGAAGGACATAAAGACATATATAATGGAGAAACAATAAATATGAATACACACAGATTATTACATATGCAAACAGATACAAATGAAGTTATACCAAAAGAACAAGGTGTCAATCCAACATTAACAGCAAACACATTACCAGCAGAACAACAATTATATAATACAACGAGTAACGGTCGTGAAGCAAGTAAACCGTATGACCCACAAAATAATAAATTTACTGGTTATGTAAATACAAGTTTCGGTTATGATAATGTTCCTAGTATATTTAGTCATTATGGAACAAACTACGATACAGTCAATACAAAAGACAAGGATTTTGCTAGTTTACCTTTATTTGTTAAATATTGGGAAGAATATGCTGATGATGATAAATGGGATAATATGACACAAGAAGAGTTTGATAAAAAGATATATCCTAATGGTAAAAATGTTCCTTATAAATGTAGTCCAGAAACATTAACAGAACAAGTGGGGCAGCATTTATGGGGTGGTTTTGCCATTAGAAATCCAAGTAGTTGTCAATTAGTTCCAATAAACAGACGATTTGAAAACTTTGCTGGAAATGTTGGAACTAATTTTTCATTAGAAAAAAGTTATGAAAATAATAAATATTTCCGTGAAGTTGATTTTTCTACAAATGAAAATATAGATGAAGAGTGGGGAGATACTTATACAAATAGTATATATGATACAATCAGTTTTATCGTTCAATTGCCGTATTTAGGATATAGTAGTAATTTTAATCCAGATGATTGGGGAACAGATGTTCCACAATATACAAAAAAATATACTATATATACATCTGTAAATGATGTAGGACAATATGACCCAGCAATATTTCCACCCATTCAAAAACAAATATTAAGTCCGTTTTTTATTGATTGGTGGGAAGATGTTTTATCAAAAGATATAGGTATTTATCCAGCACCAAATCCTATCAATTTAGATTATAAAACTAGAAGAATTGGTTATGACGGACACGCTACGGCATACGGAAATGCTTTTATCAATTTGTATAATGGATTGCACGGAAGCGTTGGATTATCGTATGCTGGTGAATATGAAGTTGGAACTTCTGCTGATACTTTACTATATAGAAATGAAACTGAAATAACAGTTGATTCAAGTGTGATAATAGGTGATACAACTGAAAGTATTACAAATACAGTTATAGGTAGTGATGACCCCGAGTTTGCTTTTGATACAACAACAAGTAGATTTAGTTTTGCTGGATTACATACTCCTGAACGAATAACTGCGAAATATAATGCTACTTTAATTGCTGCTAATCAAAGTCAAGATGACCCCACGCATCCGCCGACGAGTGGCGTTGTTCCAATACCAGATAATTTAGGAAAACCTTGTTTTAGAATAAATAAAGTATTTGATTTCAGAAACTTCTGTCCTAGTATTACTCCTTATTATGAAGCATTACCTTTACAACCAGTAGGAAGTGAAGAAAAGATAATGATACCCTATAATAATCCATATGTTAAAAGAGGTGAAATTATTGATTCTACAAGTGGGATATTTTTAGAACAATTTGGAATTGATGAAAAAAATTGGAATAGTTCATTCTGGGGAATATGTGGATTTACATACGGAGATTTAAATATTGATAATACTGGAAATATAAATGAAAGAATTACAACAGGACAATTAAACGATATTAATTTATTAACTACAAATCAAAATGTAGAAAATAATGATATTGGTGAATTATTTGGACCTTTGACTGGCGTTGCTAATAATCATAATTCAGTTGGATTTCCAGTTGTTTTAAACTTTGACCCAGCACATAACTATAAAGTATCTGTGTTTGCTCCAATTGAAATAGTGAGTGAAACTGCAAAAATAGAGGCAACCAATTTACCATCAAAAACATTACGACCCTATTATACAATTAGAAGTGATATTATAGATAAAGACCATTTTAACGGTGATAGAAAATCTATAATGCCAGTAGTTTCTGTTATACAAAAGAACCAGCAATATGGCGACTTCTTTTATGGAACAAGTCAATTAACATTTACAAATACTTTTCCAAGAACCATAACAACTGTGAAAACACAAATATGTGACCCTAACGGAGAATTAGCAAATATATCACCGAATAGTGCGGTGATGTATCGTATACAAAAACAAAATAACGCTTCACTTGATATAGTAGACCAAGTATTAAAAAAAAATAAAAAATAAATTATTCTCCACAATATTTCAATATCTCATTTTTATCACATTCTAAAATATATAGTTGTTTAATATAATTCCTTTGTCTTGTCATTTCTTCAACTTCAAGTTTTAATTGTTCTATTTCTTTATCTTTTTCGTTACATAAATCATTAAAAATACCCATATGTTTCACTAATGTATCTCTATCTTGTTCTTGTTTTTCAATTTGAATTGCCAACATAAACTCAACTGGTTTAACAATAGGTTTATCTAAATTTTTATTTTTAATATTTACATTTTTTTCAATATTCTTACAAAATGTAGATTGTTGTTTTCTATCTTCAAAATTGACTAATTGACAACATAATTCTTTAATTGCAAAACTGTCAAGCATTATTAATGCTTTTATTACTTACTATATAGTAGTGTCTTGTTTTTAAATATATAATTTATTCACAAGGTCTTTTGGTCTCTTTACTATCTCGTTCTTCTTTTTGTTTTTGTTTTTCTAATCTCGCTTGTTCGTTTTTTTCCCAAGTAGGTTTCATTTGTTTATCATATAAATATCTTTTATTTGCTTTTTCAAACATATCTTCAACTCCAGGTATTCTTTTATATATAGTTAATTGTTCTCTTAATTTTTTAATTTCCATTCTCATTTCATCAGTATCATCAATATCAAATGTAGATGGTTTTTCTTTATTTATAATGAAACGAGTTTTTTGTAA